CAGTTAGCAATAAAAGTTTTACTGAAACAGATTTAGAAAATTATATAGAAGACGCTATAAAAGAAATAAACAATGTTAAAACTTTTATTTCGTATATTGATGATACAAAAATAATAGTAGACATTGCATTTGAAAAATCAGAGTATTTAAAACAACAAAAAATGAAATGCACAATTGAGGTCCCATTACAATGACTTTAAATTTTAAAAATTTAGATGTAGCTTCTTTAGATTACAATGATATTGTTCAATCTTTAACTACATTTTTAAAATCAGAACCGACTTTAGCAGATTTAGATTATGAAAATAAAGCCAGTGCGGTAAATATGCTTGTAAATATTTTGGCTACAGCTACTGCATACAATGGAATTTATGCCCAAATGGGTTATAAAGAATCTTTTTTAAGTACCGCTACACTTTTGCCCTCTATTGTTGGTTTAGCTTCGAACTCGTCTGTTTTACTAGAAGTTAAAAAATCAGCATCAACTACAAGAAATGTAATTGTATATGGCGCAACTTTATCAGCATATACTCCATTTCAAGCAACTAGCACAAGCGGATCGTCTTTATTGTTTTTTAACACCGAAGAACTTCCTGCAAATGCAATTGACACAATAACTTTTTACTGTGGTACGGAGGCAGTTGAATATACAAACTGGGATTTTACAACGCAATCAATGGCACTGCCGCTAACTGTAGATCCTTCTACAATTACAATGAAAACCGTAGACTCTTCTGGAAATTTGATACAGTGGGAAAAGGTTGATAAATCTAATATAGCATTAACCACCACAGGTTATTATTTTACAGTATTAAACACAGTTAACGGATATTTGGTTACATCAAATTTGCCAGAATCTTTTAATCTAACTACAGATTATACAGTTTCTTGTACGGCAGTAATATCAGATGGATCAGCTGGCAATGAAAGTACAATACAAACTAGCAATTCTTATCTAGGGTTTTTAACAATAAACACTCCGACTGGAGGTTACGATAACCTTTCTGTTGGATTGGCTAGATCAAAAGTTAATTTTGCTGCTACTGCACAACACAGGTGTGTCACATTAAATGACTTTAAAACTGCAATTCTTGCTTCTGGAATAGTTATAGCAAGTGAGTCTAATGTTACTGTAGCAAACGCAGATGAACCATCAACAATAAAAGTATATGTTGATGGTGTTACTGACACAACAATAATATCCCAACTTATGACTTATATTGCAGAAAGAGCCGTTGCGGGAATTAACGTAATTTATTCTCAATAAAAAATGATTTTATTATTTAACAAAATTCAAGTTTCTTTAGAGATAAAAATAAAACAGATGGTCGAATCTGTTCAGGCTATTCTTGGTTCTAATTTTTATAATCTTTCAGGAAATCCTTGGTTTGGCGATAAACTAACAGTTAAATCTTTATTTCCAAATTGGATTTATAAAAAAGCAGAACAAGATTCTTCAAACGTATTGATTGTCCAAATAGTAAAATCTTATCTAAGATGGCTTTTTAGTGAAGATTATGGATATGGTGGTAAAGTTGATTGGGAAAATATACAATGCCCTTTTTCTATTAAAAATAAATTTTTAGAAGCTTTAGCTGATAAATATTTTCCTTATGAAGATTTTTCTTCAACCTCAGACTTAAATGATTTGCTTCCAAATATTAAAAAATTTGCATTAAATGTTGATGAAAATTATTTTAATATAAAAGGTAGTTGTGATTCTGTAAAATATGTTTTAACTACACTTTTAAATCTTCCAATTTCACAATGCAAAGTTCAAACAGGAAGTCCTGGTTTTATGATTGTTAGGGCAAATGTTCCAGAAAAATATAAACCATTTTTAAATAGATCAGTTTATCCAGCTGGAACTTATATTATATACGAAACTCCATGATAACAAAAATTATGATGTTTGCTATGTCTATAGCCTCTCGGGGCAAAGACAATAATAAAATTGGTGATGATGTTAAAAAATTAAGATATGTTTCCTGCTTTGGTTTAGACAATCTTTCACCATGCCATATGCTGAAACAAAGCAGTAAATCAAATTTTTATTATTGTGGTGGTTGTGGTTGCGGTGACCATAAACACACATGGCTTTTGAGAGAACCAGGCGTATATTCAAAACTTGATTATCCATATTTAACTTGTCCCCTCAAAATGCCCGGGTTTACAAATTATGATCCCCACTCCCCCGAAGAAAGCATTAGCAGAAAACGAAAAGTAGAAAACATGGATCCTCAAAATATTCAAAAAGTACAACTTACAGTTTCTGTTAACAAACAAAAAGAAGAGATGTTTGATAAAATTAATAAAATAATTGAAAATTCATAAATAATTTTATGGCAGCAACAACCCGTCAAGAATTCATCGATTACTGTTTTAGATCACTTGGTGCTCCGGTTATTCAAGTAAATATAGATCCCCAACAGGCTCAAGACCGTTTAGATGAAGCGCTGGAGTATATGTATGAAAGGCATTTTGATTTTAATCAAAGAGCTTTATTTTTGTATCAAATATCTCAAAGCGATGTTGCTAACAAATATTTTGATACTACAACATTTGGAAGTGCTGTGGGCGCCCAGCCAAAATATGATCCAACAACAGGTGTTACTGGTGATTGGCCCCTTGCAACCGACATAAGAACAATCACTAAAGTCTATAGACCATCTGATGTTTCTGGTGATTATATGTTTGATCTGCGTTACCAATTGACCCTTTTTGATTTCTTTGGTCTTTATTTTAATCAAGGTGGATTAAACATTGGTCCAATGGCCAATTATATGGAATCAATGAGTTATTTGAAACTTGTAAATGATGTTTTTAATTATCCAGTTTCATACACTTATACAAGAACAACAGATAGATTAACTTTGGATATGGACAACTCTACTTTAATTCCTGGTTCATATTTATTGGTCGAAGCTTATGTGCAAATAGATCCAAACCAATATCAAAAAGTTTGGCAAGACAGAGTATTTAAAAAATACTATACAGCTCTTTTAAAGAAGCAATGGGCTCAAAATTTAATGAAATTTGCTGGAGTTCCACTACCCGGTGGGGCGCAGCTTAATGCTGCGGCAATCATGGCTGAAGCGGTAAATGAACTCAATACGATTGAAGTAATGCTGACTAAGACTCAAGAATTGCCACCTGATCCACTTATAGGATAAACTTTGAAAAACCCATACTTTCAAAATTATCAAGGTGAACAAGATTTAGTAGAAGGAATAACTATTGAAATTATTCAAGCTACTGGTGTGGATTGTTACTACATTCCAAGAGACTATCTTTCGATTGATAAAATTTTTGGTGAAGACCCTGGTTCTTATTTTGACAATGCATATGTTTTAGAAATGTATCTTCAATCATTTAAAGGCTTTGAAGGAAATGATGTAATTACTCAGTTTGGTTTGGAAATAAAAGACAAAGTAAATTTAGTTTTTGCTAGAAAAAGATTTAAGCAAGAAGTAACAGATAAAAACAGTTCAATCACAAGACCCCGCGAAGGCGATTTAATTTATTTTCCACCTTCAAAATCATTATTTGAAATAAACTTTGTAGAACACGAAAATCCTTTTTATCCACTTGGAAGATTGTATTCTTACTTTATAACAGCAGAACTCTTTACTTACAGTTACGAAAAAATGTCTACATCTATTGATGCGGTTGATGCTCTTGTATCAAATACAAGAGGGCTTTCTGGTTCCAACATCATCCCACTAAACAATGGCCTAGGCACAACAGCTGGGTCTAACGATATACTTCAAACAGAAGCCGCAGGATATACTTTCGATCCCAATAACCCTTTTGCTGAATGCGATTAAAAAATTATGTTTACGCAATTTTACAATAAAAGTTTAAGAAAAATGGTTGTGGGATTTGGCGCATTATTTAATAATGTTTATGTTAGTCATGAAAATCCAGATAATATAAACAATCCATTAAATATTCGTGTTCCGATTACTTATGCCCCACAAGAAAAATTTATTAGAAGATTGTTAGAACCATCTTCAATTAATGATAACACTAGGATAGAAACACAACTTCCTAAGATGAGTTATATCATGACAACTATAACTCCTGATGCCTCAAGAAGAAGAGTTAAAACCATGCCCATTTTTTCTTCTTCACAATCGGGCGGTCAATGTTTGTCAACGGGCGATTCAATAAACGAACAAGTTCCAGTAAATATAGGTTTTAGTTTATACGTGTATACGAGACACATAGATGATACTTTGCAAATTGTTGAACAAATAATACCTTATTTTAACCCTGATCACGTTATTGAATTAGATTTAAATGATGTTCAAGACAATGTAAAAATTCCAATTATAATGACTTCAAGCAATATAAGTGAAAGATTTGATGGTGACTTTGGTAATAGAAGAATAAACATATCATCTTTATCGTTTGTTGCGAAGAGCTATATTTACGGAAAAGTCAATACAGGCATAAGTGCCATTACAACTGCTGGATTTTCTTTTGGTGTGGAATACGATGAATAAAAATTTAACACAGTTTTTTAATTTACCAAACGAAAATGAAAAACCATCAAAAGAAATTTCTGGTGGTACATTTGATCTTGGTAATTTTCAAAAAGATTATGAACTAGTTCAATCAAATTTAAAAGATCTTATTCAAAATGGTAATGTTGCTCTGGAAAGCGCTTTAAAGGTTGCAACTGAATCAGATTCTCCAAGAGCCTTTGAAGTTGTTGCAATCTTATTAAAAACTATGGCAGATTTGAATAATAACGTTTTAGATGTGCATAAAAAAGCAAAAGCAACAACTGGAACAGATAAAACAACCGTAAAACAAACAAACAATGCTGTATTTGTTGGTTCAACCAAAGATCTTCAAAACTTGTTAAATAAAGATAGAAGCACTGAAAAAGAAGTGATTGAAGCTGAGGTTGTTAAAGATGTCCCAAAACAATAACCAGGGTTACCGAAATAATCCAAAATTAAAACCACCGGGGATTCAATTAAATTATACAGAAGAACAGTTAAAAGAATATGTTCGCTGTGCCAATGACCCTGTATATTTTTGCAAAAAATATGTAAAAGTTAAAACTCTTGATAAAGGTGTAATGCCCTTCGAATTATACGATTATCAACAAAGATTCGTCAATACAATACACGCCAACAGATTTACAATTTCAAAGTGGCCGCGCCAATCCGGTAAGTCTACTTCTGTAATTGGTTATATTTGTCATTATGTTACGTTTAATCAAAGCGTTAGCGTGGCAATTCTTGCAAACAAACTTAAAACAGCCAAAGACGAGTTGTTTGCAAAACTTCAATTGGCTTATGAAAATTTACCACAGTTTTTACAACAAGGTGTTGTGGAATGGAACAAAACATCATTTAAACTAGAAAATGGTTCTAGAGTAATATGTGATGCAACTTCTTCAAGTGCAATCCGTGGTGGTTCTTTTAATTTACTTCTTCTTGACGAATACGCATTCTTGCCTTCTCACGTAGCAGAAGAATTTTATTCGTCTACTTATCCGACTATTTCAGCGGGAACTACCACTAAACTTATTATTGTATCAACCCCAAATGGAATGAATCACTTTCACAAACTTTGGATAGATGCAAATAGACCTGAGGGGCATAAACTTAAAAATAAATTCGTACCAATAGAAGTTTCTTGGCGGGACGTTCCAATAACCCCAGGCGGACCACGAAGAGATGATAAGTGGGCAGCAGAACAAATAGCAAACACTAGCGAAGAGCAGTTTCAACAAGAATATGGTTGTAGCTTTTTAGGTTCGTCAAAAACTTTAATATCTTCTACAAAGTTAAATGTTTTAGCTTCGGAACAGTTTTTGTCGGAAGATAAAGAAGGTCTGAGAATTTTTAAAGAGCCAAATAAAGATGATATCTATTTTAACATGGCAGATGTATCTAGGGGACAGGGATCAGATTATTCCGCCATAACAGTTGTCAACGGAAGTAAAACACCGTATGAAGTTGTTGCAACATACAAAAACAACACAGTTAGCCCTTTTCATTTTCCAACAGTAATAAAAAATGTTGCTGAAAAATATAATAATGCTTATGTATTAGTAGAAACAAATGATATTGGTGGGCAAGTGGCCTCTATATTATATAATGATTTAGAATATGAAAATTTATTGATGACCATTATAAAAGGTCGAAAAGGGCAAATGTTGTCCCAAGGATTTGCAAGTAACAGAAGTGAATTTGGTCTCAGGACAACAGCTCAAACAAAAAAACTAGGATGTTCTATTTTAAAAAGATTAATTGAAGAAGATAAAATTTTATTAAATGACGAAAGAATCATAAATGAATTGATGACTTTCGTATCCAGATCAAATACTTTTAAAGCGGACGAAGGTCACAATGATGACATGGTCATGACGTTAGTATTTTTTGCTTGGTTGTGTCGTCAAGAATATTATTCAGATTTAATTGAGTCTGCTAAATTAAATTTTGAAAATGCCAAAGATCCAGAAGAAGATAATACCTTGTTTATGTTAAATCCTTTTGACGACGAAGACAAATTTTCTGATGGGGAGGTAATTTGGTATCCGGCATAAATTTCTAAATAATAATATAACTAAGGTAAAACGATGCCAACGCTAAATTCATTTATTGCACCATTAATTTTTAGCAACGAACTAACAACAAATCCTCTCTATGCGGGTATGTTGGCTGGGTCAACATATGTTCAGCCAACGTTTAACGGGGCCTCTTCTGCCACTTCAAATGACCCAGGTGGTCTTTTCGGGTGGTTGATCTATGGTAGAACTCAGCTTGCAAACCCAACCAGAGGAAATACAGGCGAAACTTATCTTTTGTATACAGATTACAATTCATTTATAAACGATTTAAACCTTTTGCAGGGTGTGACTTATTGCTTAATATCCAAAACCACCGAGGGTGGTACTCATGGATTCTTCTCGTATGCAGGAACTGTAGTAACACCAAAAAATAATGGATATGATTTCATATACGCTTTAAATTATTTGGCATACGGCGGTAATCTAATAATTGCAGGCTCTACTAGTGGTCTGAAAGACTATCTAAATGAAAATACAAACGGTCTTGATTTGTTCTTGGGCCAAACCGGAAATGCTTCAAACGTATCTTTTGTAAGAGATAATGATTACATTTTTGGTGTATTTGCATCGACTTTAAATGGTGTAGGATTTACTGCTATAAATTATGACTCTTTTATGGGTCCAGCTTTTGTTCCATATAGCGAAGGTGCAACAGCATCGGATAGAATCTTTAATGTTGGTGCCCAAAGCTTCAAAGCAAGTTTTGCTACAGATAGCTTGCAGAGCGGAACAAGTTTAGAATACACAATCTCATCTGTTTCCGATGTAGCTGGGGCTTTTACTAGATCTAAAAATACAAATAGTTTGCCATTAACTGTTGCTGGTTCAAATTTTTCGACACCACTTAACACAAAAATTAACAATATTGTCAGTTGGACTGATGATAGTACAAAAAATGTGTACAAGAAAAATCGAGTTAATTTTTATACAAAAGTAGATACTGGTACATCTACAAGTTATTTCTTGGGATCTGATCTTGTTGGAGCAACTGCTGCAGCAGGATTTACATACACATCTGGAGAAAGAGTTGGTCCAGCATACTTACAAAATTACATTCAAAAAAATGTTAATGCAATTCTCTTAAAATATGTTTTCAGCTTAAATAATAGCACTACAAGATCATCGGCATCGACACAAATAGAATCATTTATATCAACAATATCAAATTATATTGATACAAATTATACACAAATTATTTGTGACACAACCAATAACACAGATAACAGTTCTACTTTAAATGCTAGCGTAACAGTAAAACCAATATTATCAACAACATCTTATACAGTAACAGTTTCAGTTTCTGGATCATAAAATAAATGAGTAATTCAATTACAGCATTTAAAACTGCCTTTGGTGGTGGAACAAGAGCCAACAGATTTGAAGTTGTAGGTGCCTTTCCAACTACCGTTGGTGGTTCTGCTACGGGGATAAGTGTTCCGGCAAATGAAACTAAATTTAAAATATTTGCTGCAAGTTTACCAAAAGCCGAGTTAGGAACGATTCAAGTCCCATATCGTGGCAGACTATTAAATTTTGCTGGTGATCGGGCTTATGGTTTTTGGACTGTATCCGTATACGATGATAATAATACACAAAATTTATGGAAAGCTTTTAATAAGTGGAAAGAACTTTTAGACGGTCACGTAACTCACACTGTTGCTGGTAGCGATTTTGATTATGGCGACTTGCAAGTTGACTGGACTGTAAATCAACTTGGATTAAATGGTAGCCCTTCGGCTAGCATACCGCCCATTAGAACTATTAAGCTAATTAATTGTTGGCCAAGTCAAATAAGTGCGTTGGACTTAGATATGGCAAAAGCCGATCAATGTGTTTTTAGCGTTGTTTTAACTTTTGATTGGTTTGAAATTGTAAAGGGTATTTAACCATGACAATACATATCAATGATTTTAAAACAGCATTCGGTGGTGGAACAAGACAAAATAGATTTGTTGTAACTGGTAATTTTCCTTATGGAGAGGTACAGGGAGGTGGTCCTTCTTCTGTGAGTAAATTTCATATAAGAGCTACGCAAATGCCAGCTTTGTCAACGTTAACAATGGAATATAATTATTTTGGTCGTAAAGGGTATTATCCTGGAGAAAAACAATATCCAGCGTGGAGCGTTGCTGTCATAGACGATACTCCAGAACTTTATGATATGTGGAAAAAGTTTAGCTATTGGCATAATCAAATAAACCAACACAGCAACAATATTTCAGATTCATTTAAAAATTATAAAGCTGATTCGTGGACAGTTCAACAATTAAATTTGAATGGCGAAATAGACCCTTCATTAAAAACATTTGAAATGTTTGGTGTATGGCCCAGAGCTATAATGGACGTAAATTTAAATATGGCCACCCCAAATACGTTAAATCAATTTACTGTTGTTTTGGTTTTTGACTACATTAAACTTTATTCCGGCGCTTATAACGCTGGAAACAGGTTAACAGCCGAACCATAATAAAGTCGTTCTAAATACATATATGGAAATTGAACTATTTGGATTTGAGTTTGGAAAGAAAAAAACCGCAGATCAAAACCAAGAAGAGGTTTTACAAAAGTTTTCAGTACCAGAAACTTTCGATGGTACCGTAACTGTTGAAGCTGGTGGCTTTTTTAGTAGCGCAATTGATTATACTGGAACTTTAAAAGACGAATCTAGTTCCGTAATACAGTATAGAAATATGGCTGTATATCCAGAAATTGATAATGCAATTGAAGAAATTGTTAATTCTGCGATTGTCAAAGGAACTGAAAAACGTCCAGTTAAAATGGATTTGAGAGAAGTTCCAATATCCGAAGCAATCAAAACTAAAATTTATAAAGAATTTGATAAAATTGTAAGTCTATTAGATTTTCAAGATCGTGGTTATGAAATTTTTAGAAGATGGTATATTGATTCAAAACTTTTTTATAATATTGTCATAGATAAAGACAATCCTCAAGAAGGCATCAAAGAAATATTACCAATTGATCCGATGAAAATTAAAAAGGTTCGTAAAGTAAAAAAAGAACCACAAAAAGGTTTTCATCAACCAGTTTCTTTGATCAAAGAAATTGAAGAATATTATCTTTATACTGATTCCGATAAAGATTCCTATCTTTTGACTGGACCTGGTGGTTTACACCTTTCTTTGGACAGCGTTGTTTACGTTCCATCTGGTGTAATTGACATGAACACCAAGCGCGTCTTGGGATATCTGCACAAAGCCATAAGGTCATTAAACATGCTAAGACAACTAGAAGATGCTCTTCTAGTTTACCGCGTAGCTCGCGCACCAGAACGCAGAGTATTTTATGTTGACGTGGGACAATTGCCAAAACAAAAAGCTGAACAGTATATGCGTGATATGATGAGTCGATTTAGAAATCGAATCATCTATAATCAAAACAGTGGTGAAATTCGTGATGAAAGAAATCATCTTTCTGTTTTGGAAGATTATTGGCTTCCAAGAAGAGAAGGTTCACAAGGAACACAAATTACTACATTGCCGGGTGGCAATGCTATGTCCCAAATTGAGGACGTTGATTACTTTAAAAAGAAACTTTATAATTCTTTAAACGTTCCATTGAGTCGTTTAGTAGCAGATCAAACCGGATTTAATATGGGAAGATCTGTGGAAATTACCAGAGAAGAAGTAAAATTTTATAAATTTATTGAGAGACTGAGAACACATTTTTCTAAGTTATTCTATGACTTTTTACGTGTACAATTGCTTCTACGTGGAGTAATAACAGAAGATGATTGGACTGTTCTCAAAGAACATATTAAGTTTGTATACAATACCGATAATTATTTCTGGGATTTAAAAGAATCAGAAATTTTAGCTGAAAGAATTAAGATGCTATCTATTGTAGAACCTTATGTTGGTAAGTATTTCTCTTCAGAGTTTATTAGAAGAAAGATTCTAAAACAAACTGATGAAGATATTCAAGAAATAGATCAACAAATGAAGGTTGATATTGAAAAAATGAGACAAGAGCAAATGCAACAAATAATGGCACAGCAGATGCAAGCTCAAACTGAAGGGCAACAACAATGAATGAACTTTCATCCCTAATATTAAAACAAGGCATTAAAGATCTTTTATTAGAGGAAGATTTGGCTTTTAAAAAGAGTCTTACCGATTGTTTATCTTTAAAATTAAATTATGCTCTTTCAGAAGTAAATGAGCAGCTACACAATAATTTTTTCAATAAAACAGAAACTACTGAATCAAATGAAGATTTAAATTATTTTATAGAATTTGTTGAAAAATATGATTTAAAATTTAATAATCGTTTAAAATTGAAGAATGAAACTTATATAAATATTAGTGAATCTGATTTAAAAGCTTTAACAGGGCTTTTTAATTCATTATCACCAAAAAATAGAAAATTTATGTTGGAAGAAATATTACAAACTCCGCATAAATTAAAAAACCACTTAGAGTTTTATAGAAACGCACAAACTATCTACAAGTGAGAAAAAATGGAAAATAAAGTAAACAACCTAGTAAAAAATGTATTGGAAGAAAACATTGTTCAATTTAAAGAAAATGCTTCTAAAGAATTATACAAAAAGCTATCAGATCGTTTAAAAAATGAATATGCAAATGTTGCAAAAAATGTTTTTAAAAGTGTAAATGAAGTCGCTAATCCAAATTTTACAGCTTTAACAGATACTGGTGAAGGAGAAATTAGTGCTGCTATGGGCAGTCCAACCTATGATTGGCCAGATCCACCTTATTACGGACCAGATCCTGATAACTATTCAGCCCCACCAGGAATAAGAGATTTTTTCCCTCATCCACTTAGCCCAACTAATCCACCAAAATCATCTGACTATCCAGATGATAAAGAAGGATATAAAAGAGCTAGAGAAGCTTGGGATAGAGCCAAGCAAAGGTGGGATTATTATTCTAAAAAACACGCTCAATATGTACACAATAAAAAATTTCCAAAGAAAAAACCAGGATCAGATGACACCGGACCAGGCCGCTAAAGGAAAACAATGAAACTAATTACAGAATTAACTGAAGATATTAAATACGTCAAAGAAAATGTCGGAAATGGCGATAAACATTATTTTATCGAAGGTGTATTTATGCAATCTGACGTTAAAAACCGCAATGGAAGAATCTATCCAAAAAATACCTTATTAAAAGAATGCAAAAGGTATATTAACGAATATGTTGCTAAAGGTCGTGCAATGGGTGAATTAAACCACCCAACAGGTCCTACTGTAAATCTTGATAGAGTCTCGCACATTGTAAAAGAACTATATGAAGATGGCAGAAATGTCTACGGTAAGGCTAAAGTTCTTGATACGCCAATGGGCAAAATTGTAAAAAACCTTATTGATGAGGGTGCCCAACTTGGTGTATCTACAAGAGGTATGGGTTCGCTAAAATCAAAAAATGGTTATCAAGAAGTTCAAGAAGATTTTATGTTAGCTGCAATCGATATTGTAGCTGACCCTTCTGCACCAAATGCTTTTGTCAACGGAATAATGGAAGGCCGTGAATGGATTTTTGAAAATGGTATTTGGTCTGAACGACAATTAGATTCTGCAAGAAAAATTATTAAAAAATCTGGTTCAAAAAACCTAGAAAAAAACATTGTAAAAGTTTTTGAACAATATTTTAGGAATATCTAATGCCATTATTTGATCCCCACACCAATAAAATTTTATTAGAAGCTGCTAGTAAACCACCCAGAGTAAAAAGAAGATATAGTTTAGTTGGCAAACCAGCAAGAACTTTAAGTTCTTCCGGACCTTCTAGAATTACTGCTGGTGGTGGTGGTTCTGGTGTAGGTATCACAGGTGGTTCTTCAAGAGCATCCATGTCAACTCCTTGGGCAGGAACACCCGCTGCTCCCGGAACAGCAATGCCATCTGGCTCTGATATTGTA